AACGTGTTCCTTTTTCTTTATCAGCAGAACTTCCTTTATGCTCATAAATAAAAATACATTTGGCATTTTCTCGTTTATTTTTATAATATGCATGTATGTGTCTTGGAATAATCATATTTGTATTATTATCGGACCTACTAAAAACAAAAATATTACAATTAAAATGTTGTTCTAGTAAAGAACTGAATAAAGAAGGTTCCATATATATACTTGAATCTTGTATAATATTAATTATTTCAGATAAAGTGTAATCATACATTTCTTGACTGCACGCTGCGGCATTAGCGTCAGTTGCTAACTCACATCTTTTCTCAGCAAGAAAAGCTTCTCTATCTGTAGAATTTAATATTCCTGTTTCTTTATACATACCTTCCATTACACATTCTAAAAAAGAACTCTTTGCACCCTTTGAATAGTTAACTCCTTTTCTTACATAAATATAATCTTCATCATAATCAAAGATATCAAACATTTTGTTCAAGTTAACAGGAAGAGTACCGTATCTGTCAGCAGCCGCAAACTTTTTACTAGTTATCAAGTCTTGTTGGTTCGTTACAGTCTTATCTACCGGCTCTTCTCCGTAAAAGTATTGCCGGTAAAGACTATTGTTGTTGGGTTTATTATTATCTTTCTTAAAGCAACATGGTAGATATGGTACCATATCTTTATTTTTTTCAAACTGATTTTCATGTAAACCAGGAAATCTAACTTTAGGATTATTACACACATAATTTCGCGAAGGGAAAAGTTTATCATCTTTTTGTTCATCATCATCTTTTGGATATCTCATTATTTGTAGTCCTTTTTGTTTAGCTTCTTCAAGACCTTTATGATCATTATCGTCTATAATAGTCGGAGGAAAACCACATTTCTGTGAGTATCCAGAAACAAAGACTTCTGGTGCGATATCTTTAAGACGAGTTTTTAATACAGGTTGTACTTTATCTTCTTCCTTTTCAGTCATAGTAATAGAAGTATATTTTTCGTAAAACGCTATTATTTCGGGATATTTCTCATCGTATATTGCCAAAAGTTTAGAAAAGAGATCTTGAAATATAAGAACAGCTTGTATGTTTGTAGCTATTACTATTTTTACACGAATATATGTAGATCCAAATTTAAATTCTTCATTAACGTTCTTTCCACGTAGATCAGAATCGTTTCTTACAGATATCTTCTCTGTAATATTTGCTGTTAATTTACCTATTTTAGGATTATAAAAATGTATATATATGCTTTCTTTTTTCTTGGTTGCCTTTTCTCTTTCATCTATCGACATCATAGAAGAAAACAGTTCGTTATTCATTAAAAGATCTGCGAAAACATACCTATTAAGACTATGATTTGGAAAATAAAAAGAACCTTTTATAGATTTTTCTGTGATGTTTTTTACGTCAATATCGCCTAAACCGTAAATACTCGTCAAAAAACGTTTAATCATTTCGTCACGTTGTAGAAAATTACCTAAAGTTAGTAAAGACATCTCAACAATTACGTTTTCTTTTCCTGGCTCTCCATCAACTACTAATAAACCATCTATATAATCTTCATATTTTGACCTATTCGGTATCTTTTTCTGTAGAACTTTAAAAATTATACCCTTTTCTATAGAAACTTTCCAAGTCTCTGGTGGGTTAAAATCATTAAATATCTTAAAAAAATTATCTATAGTAGCAAAAGGAACTCCTGAGTTAAGCCTTACGTGATTGAAAATTTCCATAATAGTAATATCAACCAAGTCAAGAGAAAATTCAAATGTAACACTCTCTTGTTCAAAAGTAGTATATCGAATTTTACTTACTTTGTCAAAATCTTCATATCTCTTTTTCTGTTCTGATGCCTCTTTTTGAACATCTTTTATTTTTTTTGTAAAACGTTCGATTGTTTGTTTTCGATCATTTTCCCAAAAATTTCGAAGATCTCTTAATAATGACTCAACAGATTGTACTTCAAATAAGTTTGCGCTTTCTATTGTATCGCTTAAAACATGTAATACATTGCGTGGATCAATTGCGATAGATGAATCGTACGCCACAAAAGGCAAAAGTACATCATTTCGTAAATTAATATCCTGTTGATCAAGTTTTCCTTTTATGCTATTTGCAAAAGTTACAAAATCCAAACCTTTTTTATCAATAGATATAATATTTTCCAATATATCTTCAACAGTTATCGAATATTCTTTATTAAGTTGTTCTAGAGATGGAACTCCTTCCGGAAAGTATAAATATCTAGGTATTGTTTTCATTTCTGATGCCAAGCGAGTAATTGCGCTCTTTTGAGTATCAAGATCGTAAATATCTAATTCAATAGTTCTCACGTAGACACCGTTTATATTATTTACAATTACGTTCACCATTTTAATCTAAGTAAATATTTGTGACGAGATATTTAAAAAAAGGAATCTTGTTAAATGGTAAAAACAAAATGGATGATATCACATTTAACAAGAAAATTGGGTATCTAGAGAATGATGATTTTGACAACAATGGTCAATTATTTAATAAAATACTTCGAGCTAAAAAAATCCCTATTGTGATTATGGTTCAGGCTTCATGGTGTCATTTTTGTAAAATATCTAAACCAGCATTTCAAGATTATGCAGATAAAACTAATAGCAACGAGGTTTTTTGTGCAACTATACATGCAGATGGAGATAGGCAATCAGAGAAAGACCTTGGTGAAAGAATTAAAACTATTATACCAGAATTTAAAGGATTTCCTCATTATGCTTTGTACATGAATGGTGTTCTAGTTGATAAAGAAATAAAAGGTAGAACTGTTGAAGACTTAGGTGAATTTACAGGAGTACAAGCATCAAAGTAAGCCCATAACGTTTAAGTGTAAGACTTGTGAAGCTTAATTCTTTGCATAGATTTTGACAAATAATCTGAATCAGTGATGATGGGATCACAAGCCTATAAGACTTTGGTACGAGTTAAGGATCGTGAATAGAAAAATATGTTTTTCTATTCACTTTGAACCTTAAAAATAACTCACATAATACTTTGTATTTTTTCCATTATTTTTTTATGTCTATCAGAACTTTTGTGTTTTTTCATACAATAATGACTAACTATCATTCCGCATTCACATTTTTCCTTTTTTTGTCTTTGAGTCGCTATCTTGGTTTTATAATTCTCTTCATAATAAGCCTTTCTTTCTTCTAAAATATGCTCTTTATTGTCTTGATAAAAACCCTTTCTATCTTCTAATATACTCTCTTTGTTCTCTTCATAATATTCCATAACTTTTTCTATTACGGCTTCTTTATTATCTTGATAATATTCTTTGTGTTTTTTAGCTATAACATCAGCATTCTTTTCATAATATTCTTTTTTAATATCAGACAATATGTCTTTATTATCTTCGTAATACTCATGCATTTTTTGTTTAATTTCCTCCTTATGTTCTTCGTGGTATTTTATATTTCTTTCTTTTTGTTTCTCTTTATCTTCTTGTATGGTTCTTTTAGGATATATAGGATTATCAATACCTTCATAAAACTTTGAACACTCATCAAATATATTTGTAAATACTGTGATATCTTCTGTAGGTAATAAAAAAACATCTCTACCTGCTTTACATCTATATTTTTCAAGTTTCGTTAGAATTACGCTTTCTAGTATATCCATCAATTTTGAATTTTTGCAACATATATAATATATGACTTTGAAATTATGTAACTTATTATGATTGTAAGAATCTTTTCTCTTAGATAAATCTAGTGCTTTTCCGACATTATATTCACCAACTTTTTCACTCTCTTCTGAAGTCATAAGATATACGACATTCTTTTGATCAAGAACTTCTTTTGGTTGTTTTACATATTTTTTTCTTAATTTTTTAACCTCTTCTTGACTTTCTTCTAATTGTTTTTTAGCTGTATTGATAATTTCTTCTTTCTCTTCTGTTAATAACTTTATCTGCTCGTGTAATTTATATTCCAATTCTTTATCAGATTTTTCATTTCCTATCTCGACTTTTCCAAAAAGTAGTAACTCTCTCGTCCAACGAGAGACTTGTAAAGCAAATGAAGGACTACACCACTGCGCTATTTGTATAGCTATATCCGGATGAGCAAATGTATTTTGTGTTTTTCCTACTCTGGTAGAGTTTAAAAGTTGACTAGGGGGAATTCCCCCCAGTGAAAAATATGCATGTAATAAGTCGATTGATGATTTATTTCTTTTCCATTCTTTAATATCTTTTCCAGATGCTTTACATAACATAGTAACATTTATATAACCATCATCTCTCATTGGAATAGATATAGACGATCTATCTGGTAGATTCAAATTACAATTAAACAATCCGTCAGATATCTTTACCAAATTAGTTTTTTCATCTTTTATAATTTTATTTTCTTCTAATTTATTCATTTGAAAGTTACTCTGTAAACAAAAATAATAATTCATTTTTGTTTTTCGTTCAGAAAAACTGAATACTTACATTTATCAGGAATATTTCTTAACACCTCGGTTACATTACTTAAAGCTAATATTTTACATATATCTTTAACTACAGACATTGGTTTTCTAATGTACCTAATACTCTAATATTTTCATGATTAAAAGTTGACTAGGGGGAATTCCCCCCAGTGAAAAAAGATGCATTTAATAAGTCAATTGATTTATTTTTTCCATTCTTTAATATCTTTTCCAGATTTAAAATATATTATTTTTGCTAATATAACTTAAAGTTGTAAATTTTACTTTCAAAATGCCCATAACTTTCAAGTGTAAGACTGGTGAAGCTTATCAGATTAAAATTCTAGCAGAGCTTTTAACTAATAACCTAAAACATGGATGTTTTGATGTGACAGATGATGGAATCACACTTCGAATGTTTGATCAGCCTAGAAGGACTTTGGTAGACATGTGTCTACAAGCAGAAAATTTTTCTCTTTATAAATTTAAATCGGAAGAAAAATTCTGTTTAGGTCTGAATCTCAATCATTTTCATAAGATGTTGAAATCCATCAAGAAAAAAGACAGTTTACAGCTGTTCATAAGTTCTGATGTACCAAATGAACTGGGAATAAAGACTATACCAAAGGAAAATACACGAGTAACAACGTCTGGTATCAAGATTCAAAATATTCAAAACGTTGATGCGGATATTCCTCTTGGATACGGAAAACCAGTTATTGTTCCTTCGCCTGACTTTCAAAAAATGTGCAAAGAGCTTAGTAGTATTGGCAGCACTAATATTCGTGTTAAGTCAAAAGGATTTCATATTGATTTTATTGCAGACGCTGATGGAATTTTGAAACGCAAGGTACGTCTTGGAGAAAGCGATGATTCCGACGATGAAGAAGCGGGGGATGTAAATATAAACTCTTATGATGCAACTTTCACAACTGATCAGTTTACTAGGATTAATAAGATTGCTGGGCTTGGATCAACAATGCAAATTTTTCCAGGAACAAATGAACTACCTCTACTTTTTAGGTCAAGCGTCGGAAGCTTGGGTAAAATTTCTATTTATATCAAATCGAAAGAGTTATTAGATAAAGAAACAAATGTTTCTGAATCTGATGACAGTGACCCAGAATGATAAAATGTCATTCAATTCTTTATTTTACAATAAAGAATTATATTTAAGATCTGATCTAATAAATCTTAATAATTGTACTAATAACTTAATTTGAAATAGTATACTAGTCAATAAGTCCATTTACAGCACGGTTGAAAGCTAATACACGTCCGCATGCTATAAATGGAATAAGACATAACCTTATAGAATGATCAGGTATAACAGCTACAATACCTAGACCAAACATGAGACCAAGACTGCTACCAATAGTATTAAAAACAGATATCTTTGCATATAGTTCTCCGACATTTCCATCTATTGCTAATTTTTGAATGCACTTTGCGTTAATTGCACCAAAACCTATAAAAGATACATTGCTAAAAATATTTGAAAAGCCTGCGATAGGAAGAAAATATTCAGGTGACATAGGAGTAGCACATACAGAAATATATGCTAATTGCTGAGCAAAATTTGAATAAAAGAGAAAACGTTTTGGGTCCTTATCCGCTTCTTTTCCAGTTTTAGCAATATAAGCTAGACATCCCAGTTGCCCTATAACATCTTTACCTATATAATTTAAAGTACGAATCGTTTCAGTGTCACAACTGATCGAATGTAACATACTGTGCGTTGCCATTGCACTTTCAGCTGATACTAGAACATTTGAAACGAAAGACCATCCAATATAACTTGTGTATTTCGTATGAATTTTTCCTGATGGAAAAAAAAGAGTTCTTAGTCTGTTCATTTTCATTTTTTCTCAAAACTTAAAAGAATAACTCGAAATTAATTTTTAAACGTACAATGTTATATTTTAATTATGACAAATTAAAATATGTTTTTAAAGTAAATAGTTTCTTAATCTAAATGTCTTTGTTTGAAAACTTTTTTGATTATGATACAATGCTGATTACAGGAATCAGTTTGGGGGCAGGAGCTTTTATGTTATTTTCTTTGTTTACTTTTAGGAAAAAATTACAAGAGGAACAACTAGAAAAAAATAATCTAACCAATAATTTATCTAATCGTAATCTAAGCATAAAAACCAAAACGTGTGATTGTTTACTTGATTGTAAATGTAAAAGTGATAACCAACCTTCTTATAAATTATTGACAAAACGTGTTAAAAATTTTCTTACTAAACCATTACACTTACGCATTCCAGTTTTTAGCATGATATTGCAAAATGCTATTATTCGTGTAAAACTAGCTTTTAAAAAAAAGATAGTGACAGAGCAGATGAAGGTTGAAACTAACTTACACAAACTGGCGCGATCTCTTTGGGATCAGGGTAAGTACGCTGAGGCCGAAAGAATTAATCTTGAGATACTTAATGTAAGGAGACTTGTTTTTGGAGATAAAAAATAATGATATTAAAAAGTAATTGGATCTGTATACTCGGTATTATATCTGGCCTCATGAAATTCCCAATACTCGGGGCATCCAAACTTCCAACCTTTTGGAACACGAGGCGCTTTCCAATAAAAAACGCAATCTTGCCACCTATTACTACGAGTTGCATTGTGAATATAAATAGCGTGATAATCTTCTGTTAATTGTTCCATAAGATCACAGAAGAGTTCATATGTTGGAATAATTGATGCGTAATTGCGATAGATTTTTTCTCTGTTTGACTCAATCGGTTCTCGAAGAATAAAAATACCGTCAATATTTGTTCTGATAGCAGGCTTGATATCCATAGCGTACTGTAAAGAAAGAATGTAAAACATCTTCCAGTGACGACCTTTCTTAAACAATGCATTCTGAAGTGGTTTGTTAAATACTCTTGGATCGTCAGTACAATCATCAAGAACTATAACTCCCCAAGGATTTTCGAGATGTTGACACGCAAGCTTTTGTCTTTTGACAAAATCCTTTATTTTCTCTTCATTGTAATCGTTATAAACAAAAGTACTAGGCATAATTTCAGCAAACGCATGATTTGTATCCTCCGAGCCACTCATAGCTATTCCAACGGGAAAAATATGTTTCTTAGCATATAAAAGACCTGCAATAAGAGTACTCTTTCCCGTTCCGGGCTTACCTACAACAACAATCTTACTACCACCATTATATTCGGGGTCAGAAAATTTATTAGTAAGAGGTGGAATGATTTCTGGATCAAGCTCATTAATTTCAACAGTCAACGGATCACTCATTTTTCATCTTACATCGTCCCGTTTAAGCCAAAGTAAATTTTTAATTTAGTGCAAGCACGACCTAATTAACATAAAAATATATTCATTACCTCATGTCGGTAATGAATCAAAGGTTTGCCTTAAACGAATCTGAGTTGCATAAGTGTTTTTTTGAACTCCTTGTTATAGAGAGAAAATTATACATTTACTCCTCTTTATTTTCCAAATTATTTGAAAGTAATATAAGTATCGCAATGGCTATTATAAACGAAAATGTAGCTGAATAAGATATTGCAAGTTGCCAAGAAATATAAATATTGCCGGTATACCTATCTATTATTTGTAAAGATTTAGGTCTAAATATGTAGATAGTTCCTATAAAAATAATAAAAGATATAGGAATTGAAGTATATGCTGATCTTACTGGATCTTTTATATTTATCATTTTACTCTAAGTAAAGATTTACATTATTGTAAATCTTTTTAAATATATTAATGATTTTTGCGTAAAAAAGTTAATATTTCCCAAAGTACCTTGCAATCAAACTCGTTGTATTTTATAATATCTTTAATTTCATTTGAATTTTTCGGGTCTTCGCTTTCAGAATAAGCTTTCCATGCTCTTATCATAGCAGTAGCACCATTCTCGCAATTGCTTTCATTTTGAGTAGATATCATTCCGTGTTTTCTCATAGCTCCGGCTATTGATTTCAAACCAAATTTAAAACAATCTTTAATTACTATTGGTTCTTCCTGAAAGAGTTTGCATAAATCCGACCACTTTCTATTATTCCAACTGTTTGATATAAGTTCTTGCTTTGCTTCGGCAGAGTTCCAAAAAGTCTTTTCCGCATGCCAATAATGTATTTTAGGATTTCCCCGTTCCAAGACAAAGTCAATAAATTCTTTCATAATTCTATGTTCCTCTTCATGAGTTGCTTTGGAACATGTAAAGTTTTTATATTTCCACTGTCCATCTTCAGACCAGCCAATTCCTATCATAAAAATCATATCAGTTTTTGGTTGTTTAGGAAGATAAGAAAATTCTGAAAAAATATCGCTCAATGTTTCAAAATCTACATACAACTCATTACACTCTTGTCTCCAATCAGAAAAATTGCTTTTTATAATAGCTGGTCTAATTTTATCATTATTCTGACGATTAATGTCTAAAATAGCATCAATAGTTTTTGCTCGAACCCCGTTTATATTCATTTTTTTTGTGGTACATTCGGGATCTCTCCAACTTGTAACACCTTTTTCTACAGCAAAATCTCGATGTTTAACACCAACATACCAAATATTTGTAATCTCTCCAATTCTATCGGCAATCTTTTCCTTTTCAGAATTCCATTTTCCAGAATCAACACACATGTTTGGGTAAAGTTCAATTCTTGAAGGAGGATTTACAGACCATTTATGTCCTAGTTTTTTTACTTCTCTAACCCATTTAATTGCTTCTCTGGTTCGACTTTTATAATCAATGTCAATAGAATTGTATGATATCTTACCTAATCTGTTCAGACAAGTCTCGTTATGGTCAATAATACCTCCTTTATTTATTCTCCACCTTCTTCCCATAATAAAAGAATGAGGGGCTGTAAATCCTTGGATTAATCCGACAGCTTCGGTATACACTAAACATTGTGCTTTATACGCTGGATAACTTCCTGAATTTAGTAGATGTACACCGTCAGCCCTCAGAGGTAGAGTAGAGAATTTAATGTCTATAACAACATAGTGATAAGGCTTTCCAAGAGTTTTAGCGGACATAGAAGCCTCTTTTTCGCTCAAAGAAGTCTCATCTACTAATTTTGATAAATAATCACTACGTATTAAAATATCAATAACACCTTGTGTACCATTGCGATAATTTCTGACAGGAGCAGAATGTATAAGTGGGATTCCTTGAAACATAAGATCTTTTGTTTCTTTTAGAGATTCATCTGTAATATATTCAGAGACGCTTTTTACAGGAATTTTGTTAGCATTTATATATTTTATTAGTTCACCTTCAAACTCTATACCTCTATTCATAATAAACTCGGTAAAACCGTTAGCATTATGAGTATATTCTGGTGATTTTCGAGTTGCACGAAGATGAGTAAGCTTTAACCAATCAACCAAAGGATCATTCATCATATAATTATATAAATGACTTGCTGAAACCATATCTGTTATTGACGATTTTTCTTTTACAACGTCAGCAATTCCACAACAAAGTCTTGGTTTTTTAGATCTTGTGTTATCTGATACATCAGACAAACTCCTTTTCATCTATTTAATCATATATATCTTATCGTTTAGATTAAAGAATATATAAAAATTACCATATTTTTGATATTCAACTTAAACATTTTAAAAGACACCTTTAAAATGGAAAACCTTGATTTCGCTGATTTTGACAAATATTTACATAAAATGAAAGGTAAAATTATACATCAGATATGGTTTGGTACGATTCCAAACAAAAAAGTAGCTAAAAAAGCATTTGATAGTTTAAGAAAATATAGAGATAGTTGGTTGATTCAAAATCCATCATGGACTTATGTTTGTTGGGATTTGAAACGTTGCAAAGATTTGGTGAAAATGTTTTATCCTCAACACAAAGAGATGTACGACAAGTATCCTTACCAAATACAGAGATGTGACGTTGTTAGGTATTTTATATTGCATAGATACGGTGGTCTATACGCGGATATGGACTATTTTTGTAAAAGACCGTGGGATGAGGTAGTAAAAAATTACGAAAATGATATATATTTGGTAGAAACTCCTAATAAAATATATAGCAACACTCACGTATCTAATTCTCTAATGTATTCAACACCTAATCATATTTTTTGGAGTAAACTTTTTATTTATTTGGAACAAAACCAAACAGCTCCAATATATTATGGTAAACATCTGACTATTATGTTCACAACCGGACCAGGTATTTTAAATCGTGTCTTTTCTGATTATAGATCAAGATATCATTTAGATTACTACCCATATGAGCTTTTTCATCCATGTGGACTTAATTTAGATATACTTTCTGTTAAAGATAATTCAAATATATACGCTCTTCATATTGGTAAAGGGTCTTGGGAATCACATGATAGTAAAATCTTGATTTTTTTATACACAGAATATTCCATTATTACATTCACACTATTAACTCTGGTGATGCCTTCTTTTATTTTCTGGTTAGTAAGTAGAATAAATAAACAATTCTGATAGTATTCATTTACATAATTTTATCGAAAAGACAAATTATAATAATATTTAAATATTCTTATAAATATTTATAAAATGTCAAGCGCAAGTATAAGGAAAACAATTAACCAATTTTTCTTGATAGATAGTGCTATATATTTAATAGGATTTTTAATCTTATTTTTCATATGTAAAAAACCTGAAAAAACTAAATTTTTATACTCAGTTGCTTCTTTAATATTAATAGTACATTTATTTAAACTGGACGCTAAATTCGGTCTTAAGTTAGAAGGAAAAGATAATGATAAAATTTTACGTATAAATCCTGTAAAATTAAAAGAAAATTGTTTTAGAGAGATTTATCGTTATGTAGATGACACTTGTTACTATAATAATATATGGAGAATATCCTTGTTATCAGCATTACTGATAGGGCTTTTAATATTACCTTTTGTAAGTTACGATAAAGTAAAATACTATCCTTATATTATAATATGTTTTGGTTGTGTTATATATCATCCGTTGAATTGGAAACTAACACATTCGTATAATTTTGTGTTTAAGAGTATTAAACACGTATCTAAACATCTTGAAGATAAAGAGGGTGACCTTTATAAACCTCTAACTCATTATTGTCATCCTCAGAAATCATAACAACAATTATATATGATTATATACACATATAGTATGTTAATGTTATCTAAAAAAATTAATTAGTATTTTTGTAATAATTCTAAATAAATTTTTAATAGTAGGTTTTTATAAATGAAATTCTTATATCATTATAGATATATATCAGCCTTAATAGGGTTATTTATCATTGTATTTGGGATAGTTAAAAAACACCCGTTTAGTATACTTTTAGGAGTATGTTTTGTGTTATTGATTATTATAATTACAATAAGAGAGAAGATAACTACGAAAAAATGGGAACTTATAGTAAAGCCATTAATTGATGAAATACCAGAAAGAGAAAATTGTGATTTGTATTCTGACAATAAAATGTATAGAATTGGAGACATGGTTTCTACATATTCTAGATTTCTAGATAGTGGCGAAAAATATCATTTAAAAACATTTCCAAACTCTATAGCATCAGAATATATGAAAAAGACAAAAAAATTTAAGAAATATAATATTTTAGCAGATATTGTTAGAGAGAGAAGCAATAATACTGATGATTTACCAAATGATAAAGATTTGATTGTACACCTTAGAGTTGGAGACGTTGTTGAAGATAATTCAAATAATTTATCACAAATTCTTACAAATTATTCATACAACTTTTTACATAATTATACATGCCCAATTAGGAACATTCAAGATAAGATTAATAAATCAAAAGAAAATTTTGATAAAATTATACTTGTTGCAGGAAGCCATAAAGATATATTATCTCCTAGAAGTTGTAAATACATTGATGTAGTCAAGAAATATTTTGAAAATAATGGTTACATAGTTGAACTCAGGCTTGGAAAAAACCCAGACGATGACTTTATCTTCATGTCGAATGCTAAATATTTTATACCATCTTGTAGCGGAAATTATACACTTCTGGTAAAAAAGATTGTAAAAATTTTAGGTGGAAAAGTACTTTAATATATTTTTTGTACTAGATAAATTTTAATATTTACAAAATATATATAGTAGTAATAAAATGAAATTTAAACTTATTTTTATCTTAATATTACTAGCTATATTTTTATATATTATTTATTACTTAAAAGATTATTTGGAAAATCAATCTCTCAACACTGATATTTCTAAAGTAGAGTGCGATCCATTATCTTTAAAATATATTACGAACGGAAAGATAGACAAAAGTGCTCTTTTTAATAAAAAAACTATGAATCATGATATACAAAAAGAAAATTTGTTACTCCTTAAAGAATTTTTATATTCCCAAAATATCAGGTACTATATAGATTGTGGAACGATGCTTGGTGCAGTTCGTGATAAAGATTTAATAAAAGGAGACACAGATGCCGACATCATGATTTCTAGGGCTAGTGTAAAAGATATACGAAATAAGAAACATCTTTTAGAAAAAATGGGGTTTATATCTTTTAGAAACTCAAATAACTGGGTATGGTTACCAATGTCTTTATTACGAAAAGGTGAATATATAGATTTATACGCGTTTTGGTCGCATATTCCCTTTGAACTAATAGATTACCCATTTTTAGGAACTTATTTTCCTATACCTAAATTCTACGAAGAGTATTTAACAGAACAATACAATGATTGGGAAACCCCGTCAAACTCTAAAGGAGGTTTTATTATTTTTTTAAGAAATTGGGAATCTGGTATGAAAAAATATGTAAAAAATCACACCATACCTATTTTAACAGATAATGTAGTACATTTTAGGTATAAGCCTTTTAAGTACAAACTAGAGAATATATTACATAAGAAAAATGGTTATATTATAGACGAATCTGTTAATCTAAATAAATTACCACCTATTTTTCAAATATTTGATTATGAAATACATAGCTTTCATTCTATCTTGCTTAAAGAACGTTTGAAAGGGAATAACAAGACTGCTAAATTGGTGTATTGCTATCCAGAAAGAGCTCTTACTAATAGTTTCAAAGAGTTTAGTGATTTGCAAAATGATGAGAAACGAATTTTGGTAGTTATGGGAGAAGATACTCATTCTTCAAAATTAAGTAGTGCTCAAAAAAATAAGATACTCGATAAGTTTAGCACTGTTTTTTGGGAAGCAAATAATGACCCAGATTTTTTCACTATTCCAATGGGTCTTAACGCTTGTTATATATGTCTAAATGGATTAGAAAAAGCAGAGGATTCTATTAAACGGGCTGTTAATAAGGAAAAAACAAGACTGATGGTTATTCCAGAATGGAATAAATTTAGCGTGAGTTTAAAAAATCCAAAAAACGCGGTGAGTTCTAGAACAAGATTAGGTGAATTTGTAGATGAAACCAAAGAATATGGGTTCTATGATTTTATAAAGATTGATCCAAGAGATTATTATGAAACTATTTCTAATTACAAATTTATGGTGTGTCCAACCGGAAATGGTATACAAGCACCTAAAATATTTGAAGCAATACTTGTCAGGACAGTACCAATTGTGGAGAATGAATTATGCTTTCGTCAACTAAAAGAGTTGGGAGTTCCTCTGTTAATAGTTGAAAACTGGTATGATTTGACCGAGGAATTTCTGTCTAATGTTGAGATAGATGTGGACTGGGAAAAAGCTATTCATTTATGCTCTGTGAAAGGAGTTACCGAAATAATAGAATCTAAACTTTAATTTGTTGAACTCGTCGATTGCTATTGAAATAAACTTCACCGACTTTATCACTCTTTTTTAAGTTATCGCATCTGCACCAATCTACTTTTACATTATTAAGAGATTTGAACTTTGTACCATTCTTGCATATTTGAGCTGCTGTATGTAAGATAAAATGTGTTGGTTCGTTCTTTTCATACTCTACAATTACGTAACCAGATGGAAACGATGAAAGATGAAAGAAAAGATGATGAGCTTTGCTATTATCTAAAAGAGACCAATTTTCTTTTGCGCTCTCACCCAGTTTACACACAAAATCATCGAAGTAAAATGTTTTCATATTTGTATTCTAAAAATATTATTATAAAAATTTATCTGATTTTTATAATATAAATTTTTATTAACAAAAAAGTAAAATTGGTTTTAAGATGGATTGTTTTTAAGATAAGGTAGACAATGGAGAAGCATAGATTTTTTCCATATAGTTGGCACGTAGATGACGAAGAAGAAGAAATTACTTCTATAAGAATATACGGAATTGACGAAGATGATTTGAATGTTTGTGTTCGTGTTGAAAATTTTACTCCTTATGTGTATGTAGAGCTTCCAGATCGAATAAAATGGAATACTGGAAACGCGCAACTTGTTGGAAACAAGCTTGATGAATTATTAGGAAAACAAAAACCTCTCAAGAAAGTTCTAATGATGAAAAAACGTCTTTACGGTGCTCATATCGAAGCTAATGGCGATGAAAAACTTTTTCCGTTTCTTTTTTGTTGTTTTTCCGCTAGAAAAGATATCAAATCTCTTGGCTTCAAACTTAGAAGCTCTATTAATGTGGTTGGTCTTGGTGCTCTCAAATTGAAAATGCACGAATCAGATGCAGATTGTATTTTACAACTTACTTGTTGTAGACAAATTTCAACAGCTGGTTGGGTTGAGTTTCATGGAAAGCGTCAAGAAGAAGATGATAAATTGACACTTTGCGATCACGAATTTAAAGTAAAATGGAAGAATTTGATTCCTTATGACAGCAATGTAGTATCTCGACCAAAGATAATGGGATTCGATATTGAGGTTAATTCTTCAAACCCATCTGCTATGCCAAACCCAAACAAGCCAGGTGATAAAGTTTTTCAGATTTCGTGTGTAATTTCTAGATATGGAGAAAGTCAAGACAAGTATGAAAAGTATTTGCTTACTTTGGGGCAACCTGAACAACATATTGTAGGAAATGATGTTCTTATATATATGTATGATACAGAAGCAGATCTTTTGAATGGCTTTACTCAGTTTATTAGAGATGAGAATCCAAATCTAATTGTTGGTTATAACATTCTGGGTTTCGATATTCCGTATATGATCGATCGCGCAAAGTTCAATTTGTGTATTTTTAACTTTGATCAACAAGGTTTTCATAAATATGCGCATGCCAAAGAGAAAACAATCAAATGGTCTTCTTCCGCGTATAAGAATCAAGAATTTCAGTTTCTAGACGCCGAAGGTAGAGTGTATGTAGATCTGTTACCTCTTGTGAAGCGCGATTTCAAATTTAGCAATTACAAATTAAAAACAATTGCTGAACACTTTATTGGTGAGACAAAGGATCCTCTCAGTGTGAAGGGTATATTCAAGTGCTATCGTATTGGCGTTACAAAGAACAAGGATGGTGAATATAGTAAAAAGTCTCAAAAAGCAATGGCGATTTGTGGTCACTACTGCATAAAAGACAGCGAGCTAACTGTGATGCTCATGGACAAACTACAGACTTGGACAGGCCTTACGGAGATGGCTGCGACGTGCTGTGTTCCTATTTTTACTTTATATACACAAGGTCAACAAATCAAGGTGTATAGTCAAATGTATAAGTATTGTATGTATGAAAATATTGTTGTTGAGAAGGATGTTTATCAAGTATCGGAAACTGAGCGTTATGTCGGAGCTCATGTATTTCCTCCTGTTCCGGGGCAGTACAATCAAGTAGTCCCGTTTGATTTTGCTTCTCTGTATCCAACAACAATTATTGCTTACAATATTGATTATCACACTTGGGTTTCTGACGATTCAGATATTCCGGATGAGAAATGTCATGTGATGCAATGGGAAGACCATATTGGTTGCGAACACGATCCAAAAGTGATTAGAAAGATACAATTAAATAAAGTTATTGAAATAGAACACGAAAAAATAAAAAAACTTCGCGATAAAAAAAATAAAACAACTGACAAATTTAGAAAGAAGGAATTAGGTGATGAAATACAAACTCTTGTAGATGATCTTAAACCTTATGTCAAAGAGCGTTCTGATCTTAACAAGAGCAAACCAAAAATTCCTATGTGTGCAAAGCGTTATTATCGGTTCTTAAAAGAGCCACGAGGAGTGTTACCAACTATTATTCAAAATCTTTTGGATGCTCGCGCGCACACTCGTAATGTTGATATGGTTAAGACAAAGAAAAAGATAAATGAATTAGAAACAAATGGTCAAAATAATACTAAAGAAATTGAATCTCTGAATAGTTTATTAGGTGTTCTTGACAAACGCCAGTTAGCGTATAAAGTTTCTGCAAATAGCATGTATGGTGCTATGGGCGTTCGACGTGGATATTTACCATTTATGCCTGGTGCAATGTGTACAACTTATATGGGTAGAAAAAACATAGAAATTACAGCAGATACTATTGTTAATAAATTTGGTGGACATCTAGTCTACGGAGATACCGATAGTAATTATATCAATTTTCCTCTAATGGAAGGTAAGTCTGACGAAGAATTATGGGACTATTCCGAGTTTGTTGCTGATGAGCTTACAAAGTTGTTCCCACCACCTATCAAGCTAGAATTTGAAGGAGCGATTTATAATTTTTTCTTTATATTGAGTAAAAAACGCTATATGCACAGAAAGATTGAGAAAAAACGAGGAAAATTAGTTTACAGTGATAGCATAGGTAAGAAAGGTGTTTTGCTTGCTCGTCGTGATAATAGTAATTTTGTACGTGTTGTTTATGAAGGAGTTATCAATCATATTGCAGATAAAACTCCTAGAGATGATGTCTTATTTTGGGTTCTCGAACAAATCAATAAAATGTTTTCAGGCTGTAATCCTTACACAGACTTTGTTGTTACAAAATCAGTTGGAAATTCCGGAGGTCTTCAACCCGAAGCGTTTACAAATGAGAAAGGTGTCAAAAAAGCTAAAGTAGGAGATTATACTGTTAAATTACTTTCCTCTGATCCTACAGAAAGAAAAGAACAGTTAAAACTGAAAGGAGCTGAGACAGAAGAAGAATATTATCTCCTTTCTTTACCAGCACAAGTGCAACTAGCAGAAAGAATGCAACGTCGAGGGCAAAGAGTAGATGCTGGTACTCGTTTAGAGTATTTAATAACTGATCCGGACAGACATACAGCTAAACAATATGAAAAAGTAGAATGTTCTGACTATTACTCTAAACATTCTACTATTCTAGAACTCGATTACTTTTATTATTTAAAAGCTCTTGTAAATCCTCTAGATCAGGTTTTATCTGTTGCATACCCAGGTCTTGTCGATTTTGTACTTGAGCAATATAAATTCAGATACAAGGTTCGTCGTAATTTGTTGAATGAACTGACTGAGATGTTTACACCTAAACTTAAATTTGTAGAGTAAAGTAGGCAGTTTGATAAATTTTACTTATAATATAAGTAAAATTTCTATAAAAGATAAACGCAAGATTTATTATAAAAAAGATATGTAATAAAATGTACACAACTTTATTGTTCAATGAATCTCCTTTACTATCTTCAATAATAGTTCTATGTTTGGTTGCATCATTTATATGCAAATTATATATTATTTTTGTTTTACTTCTATTAATACTGATTTTTGTATGTATCTTTTATCGTTACAAACCACACACTAAAAGATATGATGACAACGTTATTATATCTCCCGCAAATGGTACGGTGACATCCGTAGAAACAAAAAATAACAAAATCAATATGTCTATTTATATAAATTTTTTTAATAATCATACACAGATATATCCTGTAAATGGCCTTCTTTTGAAAAAAATATATGATAATACAGGTAAATTTGAACTGGCTAATAACGTAAAAAAGAGCCGTTTTAATGAAAAGAAAATACATACTATTAAGATGAAAAACGGTGGTGAAGTAAAAGTAACTCAAATAGCTGGATTCTTTCCAAGAAGGATCGTTTCAGCAAAAAAGGAGAATGAAAAAGTAATGGCTGGTGAGTATTTAGGAATTATCAAATTTGGTTCTAGAGTTGATTTGGAATTCGATGGTGACATATCAAAAATTCTGATTAAAGAAAATCAACAGATAAATATAGGAGATATGATATATACTTATTAACAAAAAAAAATACTTATTCTATTTATAAAAGGAAGAATTAATATAAACAGACCTAATGCCTCGTGATTGTTTTCTATGTCTAGACACTACAAAGAACAAGGTATGTACTACTTGTCAGTGTTATGCTCACCATAGTTGTTGGGGTAAATACTTGAACAATTATACAAATGTAATTACTCATATTTATGAAGAAGAAATAATAATTACAGTTCCTCTATATGCTAAATGTCCACAATGTAGTGGTGCTATAGCAAACATAAAGCCAATAACTCGATCTGATACCAGATTTGGTCGGCGAACTGTTTTGAGGGTAAGATGTCAACATATGTTTGAAGCGGCTGAAATACCTGAAAATATATCGATTAAATTTGCTATTTTTAGAAACATATTTGAAATCATTGCACAAAATAAAAATTTACTTAGAAATGGAAGAGGTTTAAAAAATATGATAAAAACAAAGCTTTTACTTCTGCATAATTCTGGTGAGTGGAAATTTGCTAATTTTTACTATCTAAAAATATTTGGTAAACAAATAAAGTGAAATTATACTATTAGTATAATTTCTTTTCTTCTTCAGTTAAACCAACAACACTTATCATTCTTCCGCAAGTGTTGCGTTCCTTTTTAGGACCTCTAAACTTGAGGACAGCGTAACCTACTATTCTTTATAAAAATATTTCTTGAATAAAATTGATTTTTCGGATGAACTTTTTAAAAAAAAGAAAAACATTTGAACAATGACCAGTACAATTACTCAAGAAACGTTTGACGAAATTGTAAAGTATAAGTGGACTGAAGATTGTAAGTGTGATTGCGAACGTGAATACGTAATTCGGAACTTTTATATTTGTGGAAAAGCGGGAACTGCCACAATTGGAAAAGCTTATTCAACTCCTCCTGAAGTAAGGTTTTCTTTTTCATGGAAATGTAATAAGAAAAATCTTTATAAACTCTTTTGTGTGCGACAATGTATTGCTAACGAGAACAATAGATTTCTTTTCAGCTCATTAGATACATTCAACAAGAAAGTAAACAAACAATATATTTGTCCATATCATTCATATTGCCCAGACAATTGTCCAGCTAATCGTATCACTAGTCCACAAGAAAAGTGTGCCATATGCCTGACTGATGTTCAAATTCACTTGCTTGAAGAAACACCTTGTGGGCATCATTTTTGTTTGTCTTGTTTGGATAAATACGCAAACGCAAAATGGAACAAACAAGAACCTATATCTTGTCCAACTTGTAGAAGAAATATTATGCATTGTGATAAATGTAACTGTGCAAAATATGAACAATGCTTATGCGATCTAGAAACACCTGACGATGATGACGATGACGATGACGATGAAGACTATGAATAAACTAATGAATTTACGTGTAATCAAAATATCACAAAATATTTTGATTCAATAAATGAATGAATTCGTCTCTGTTATTACACGGAAAATCCTCTAAAAGTTCTATATAGGCATCTCCGTATTCTATTATAACTTTTGATGTTACGATTTTTTCACTGTTATTTAATATATAGTTTTACAAATAATTGATTATTTCAAAAATAATTCATGAACACATTTACCGCTACTAGATTCATACGAATTCTGAAATATATAATTTATATTTTATAAGGTTTTCGATGTGCATTATTAATAAATTCATCATTTGCGCTATTAAATTCTTGTAGTGTAACAGTTTTTGTGAGTTCTGTTCCATATGTGTTTGTGCCTGAATAATATGGTAAGTATTTTACAGTTATTTCAGTACCAGGTGGTCTAAGATGAATTTCTGTGAAAAATGGACTTTGATTATTGTACATACCGATTCGATTACCCTCTACTTCTGTAATAATATCATATTGATTAAATTTAGAGGGAATAATTGTTGTATCAAAACTGTTTACACTAACGCCTTCTATCTTAATTCCATAGTTCATTGCTGACACAAAAGTTACATTTGTATAAAATATACCAAGATATCCTTTTGGATAACTTATGAGATTTTGATCAAAATTATCACAAAAAAAAGTAAGTATTGGATTAAATAAATTACTACAGACCGCTCCATTTAAATTTTCTTCATTTACCTTACCCCATGATAAAATACCTACTACATGATTTGAATCGGTAATGACAGGTCCACCGCTATTTCCTCCGTAAATCGATGCATCCGTGTAAATACTTTCTGGTAAATATGAATTTTGATATTTATTATCTCTAACAATGCCACGTGTAATAGATTGTGAGTCATCTCCTTGGGGAAATCCAATCACATTAATATATTCACCAATTGAAAGTTCAGTTCGACTATTTTTGACAGGGAGGTGAAGTGAGCTATAATTCGATGCATTTAAATTTATACGAATCAACGCAATATCTGCAATTTTATCAACACCCATCACAACCGCATTTATATTGTTTAATTGAAAACTTGTTATATCCGGATATGCTAAATGAATCCATATAATATTTGATACTTGTTTATCTGATGGATTGATAATTACATGTGCAGCAGTTACAATATATCCATAATTAGAAGGGTCATAATTTAATGAATTAATTTGACAAAAAAATCCTGATCCACTATAAATATTTCCATTATCATTAATGCTTAATATGACAACAGAATTTATGCTATTTTGGTAAACTGACATACTTGATATTTCTACACAAGGTCCTGTTGGTCCTGTAGGACCTGTAGCACCTGTGTTAGAAGCCGTACCAGCAGGACCAATCGGACCGGTTGGACCTTGAATTCCTTGATCACCAGTAGGACCTGTAGCACCTGTGTTGGAAGCCGTACCAGCAGGACCAATCGGACCAATCGGACCAGTAGGACCTGTTACTCCTTGAATTCCTTGAATTCCTTGAACCCCAGTAGGACCTGTTACTCCTTGAATTCCTTGATCCCCAGTAGGACCTGTTGCTCCTTGAATTCCTTGATCCCCAGTAGGACCTGTTGCTCCTTGAATTCCTTGATCCCCAGTAGGACCTGTTATTCCTTGATCCCCAGTAGGACCTGCTACTCCTTGAATTCCTTGATCTCCAGTAGGACCTCGAATTCCTTGATCACCAGTAGGACCTATTACTCCTTGAATTCCTTGAACTCCAGTAGGACCTGTTGATCCAGACTGACCGGTAGGACCTGTTGCTCCAGATTGACCGGTAGGACCAGTATTACCTGTTGCACCAGTTATACCAGTAGGTCCCGATTGACCGGTGTTTCCTTGTACACCTTGAGGACCTTGAGGACCTTGTATTACTCCTACATCAACAGGACCTGTAGGATTTGCGTAAACATACAAATGACTATTTCCTTCAACTGCGTTTACTATATATCCATCTCCGGTAGTAGCAATATCAGGTAAACCAGCAATTGATGAAACGGCTCCTTTAATATTAATGGTTCCAACTGTTACACCACCAACAGTAGTACCTGCTGGCAATGTAATAATACCTTGATCACCGTAACCTGTTGCACCAATTGGAATATTTCCTATATATATAGTCCCTGGTCCAATATGTAAATCTTTGAATTTTCTAGAAAAAGTTCCAAGAGAATATATATTATCTACATCAGGAATAATGTCACCTCTTATAAGTAAAAAATCGGAATTATTGTAAACAGGATTTGTTGTGTCATTTTGATGTAGTTCTAAAATATCTGTACTAATCACACCAGTTGCAGATATAGATACTAATATATTACCAATATTTGTAGAAGACGAAGTATGGTCAGTAATTGTTATAGGGAGTGTAGCTCCTTGATCCCCTGTAGGACCTACCGATCCAGTCGGTCCTTGAATTCCTTGATCCCCAGTAGGACCTGTTACTCCTTGAATCCCTGCTGAACCAATATTTGTTTTATAAATTTTTAAATCCATTTTATAATAAATAATTATAAATATTATTATTTTATTTCCATTTTAATACATGCCGTATTAGTAATTAGTTTATTGATGTTTATTCCTATACCAAGTAGAACATAATTTTATTTCCATTTTAATACATGCCGTATTAGTAATTAGTTTATTGATGTTTATTCCTATACCAAGTAGAACATAATTTTTTATACGGTTGTATAAAAATTAAGAGTTACAAATTATATGAATTCGTATGAATCTAGTAGCGGCCTTAGAAATTTATGAATATACACGCAATTCGTAATAACTAATTGTGTCGATGTGTGACTATCAGTAAGGACTAAAACGACACCTTATTGGTGTCGTTTCTTACAAAACAAAAATAAAACTACATTTTTGACTTTGTCGGCTGGCAACAACATCACCTGTTATCTTACCATCCCCCCAACAACGATGGTGAGCATAACACTCGCAAGTAGTACATACCTTGTTCTTTGTAGTGTCTCATACAACGAACGGAAATTCCTGAAAATCTATCAATTCGATTTGCTATTTTTAGAAACATATTTGAAATCATTGCACAAAATAAAAATTTACTTAGAGGCGGAAGTATTTTTAAGAATACAATAAAAACAAAGCTTTTACTTCTGCATAATTCTGGTGAGTGGAAATTTGCTAATTTTTACTATCTCAAAATATTTGGTAAACAAATAAAGTGAAATTATACTATTAGTATAATTTCTTTTGCCTCCTACATTGATAATTATGACTTCTGAAACATGACACCCCAATCCTCTTCAATAACTTGTTTTTTCTTAATTGGAGTTGCCATCTTGCCCCAACGACCCTTCTTTTCTTTCCAACACCAGCTTGAATGCCTTTTTAAATCTTTCCATATTTCGTATACATTCTCTTTATTTGCATGTTCCTTAACCCATAAATTCATATCCGTATGTTTTTTCAAAAATACAACTGCCTTGCTTTGGCGACTTTTAAGATTAATTTCATATACGATGCAATCCATTTTTATTATATGCTAGGATAATTTACTGTCATTTCTCCTCTAAATGTTTTTTCCATAAGCTGATATATTAGATTTCTATTTTTCACATTACTTAATAGAAAGTAAAGTTTTGCGTAAGCAGCCGGTGTGGTCATATCATTTCCTGATATAACTCCTGCTTCTAAAAGATTCTTATTGAGTTCAAATTTTAAAACTTCTTCACATTGAGACACCGCTACTATTATAACGCCTTTCTTGATTAATTTCTTGATAGCATTTACCAAATTTTTTGACTTAGGTGTGTTTCCTGATTCATAAATTTCTAACACGATTCCGGAAACTATATCATCCTCTGAAAAATTAAGCGATATATCGCTTATTCCTGGAAAAACTTTTACAATCAATATATTGATATTTGGATCTACAAATTTTATTTGAAAGTTTTCACTAGGATGTTGCAAGCAATTACGTTGTTCAAGGTATGGGTAGTTTGGAGAAGTAAAATATTCTAGTGATTTGTGTATTGTACGGCAACCACGTAACAATTTTCCTTCATTTTCGATCATTACTTCTGGTATTTTAGTTTTTAAAGCCAATTTGACAGCCGATTTTACATTCCGATCTGTTATTATAACTGGTTTTGATAAATTTTCTAACATAAATGACAGAGCTGAAGCTGTGTACGCCATAGTATCCGAACCACATACTATTACAAAAGCACAATATTTATTGTATTTTTGCAATACATCTGCTGCTATTACATTCCAGTCATTTGGAGATACATCACATGAATTCATTTGAGGTTGATACGAGTGAATATCATATTTTGCACTTTTAGAGTTTTCTTTAAAATTATTATCGATATTGCCAGATGTATGAATAATATAGATTTTCTTAGAAACAAGGTTTTCGTTCTTTTGATGAGTGTTTAAACCAAGATATATTGTCACTACAATAGA